AATAATAATAATAATAATAATAATATTAATAATAATAATATTAATAATAATAATAATAATAATAATAATAATAATAATAATAAATTTTTTTATAATAATAAAAAAAATAATATTAAATAGTAATTGTTCCTTTTTCTTTGTTATATTCGAGAAAGCTGATTTTTAATCTATATTTATTAAATATAGATGATGCAAGTTTTGAATTAATACCTGCTTTATAAATTTTATAAGCATCTTGTGGATTAATAGAATGTCCTTCATAACGTATGCGTGTAATATATCCTTCAAAACCACTATTTGCTGTTGATCCGGCCAATTGCATGTTTCCTATATATATATTTTTTTTAGATTGATCTACATTGTAGTTTTTATATAATCCGTGTAATATAAATGAATTACGTAATTTACCGTCTAAATATACATCTAATGTGCGGGTATCTACACTAAGAGTTAAATTATTCCATTTTTGAACAGGAATATTAGGTATTTTATATCTTGTATAATTTGTTTGATTAGATTGTGTTGAACTCTGTACTTTGTCTAAATAAGTTTCAATATCAATAAATAAATTATTTTCATATTTATCTAATGCAATATTTATATTTTTATATAAAACAGTAGTTGTTTGCATTGTATGTTTAGCACTAATACCTGTTAATGCTGTTTGTAATTGTGGAACAGTTGATGCGTTTTCTTTAGGTGACATAAATAAAACATTCTTTTCATAAGCTATATTATCACCCCAATTTTCTATATAAAACCACACACTTAACATAAAATTAGAAGAGCTTGTTTCTGGTATATCTTTAGAAAATACAGCATTTTTGTTACTTGAGAATAATGTGCTGGCAATATTAGCAGTATCAAATCGCTGAGGTGGTTCCTTGGCATCACACATAATGTCGAATATTATATTTGTTTTGAAAAATAAGTTATTTAGTCCCCATAATAAGAACTATTACAAGAACTATTATTATTATTATATTTACTATAGCCATTATAAATATATATATAAAAAATATTATAATGTTTTTATTAACACTTTAATATTTAATTTAATCTCTTAAATTAAATTAAATTAAATTAAATATTTTTATATTTTAATATTTTAATATTTTAATTTATATTCTCTCAATTATGTTTTATTTTTTGATAAATTGTATAATAATTCGATAGTAGAAGGTGTCCTTACTTTATTATAATAATAAATTTCTTTTATGCTTCCGTGAATGCCATCTCTTTCGCCAATAGTTATAGCATCTCCCTTAAAATAGGGCGACACGTCCTCTTTTGAACCTACTAATTTACCATCTATAAATACATCTATTAAATTATTATCATAATTTATTACAAAAAACAGCCATTTTTGGAACTTAGGATTAGTCAACTCATATATTGTATCTAATTGGTCGCCTCTATTACTAATTGTTCTTGATTTTATAATTATTTTTTGCGTGCTACCATTATAATATATTACAGGTTTAAAACCATAATTGAATAAAACAGTATCTTTTGTATATGCTAGTGATGTATTTTCTGGCTGTGGATTAAGATAAATATAGAAACTTAGGCTGTAAGTATAGTTATATGGAAATTTTTCTTTACTTATTACAGAATTAGAGTATGTGGTTTTAATATTAAAGGCGCTATTTACATCATTAAACAGTGTAAATGAATGAGTTTTAATATTTGAACTATTAGCACTAGCGTCTTTTATAGAACGAGAGTCGGAACTATTACCTCTATTAATACCAGCACTAACAGAGGTATTAAATGAATTTAATTGTTTTTTATATTCATCTTTATCCATATTAAAAGCGTCCATTATTTTATCTAATTTGTCTTCGTTGGGTTTTTTATGCTCTCCAACAACGATATTGGGAACAGTTATAGGTTTACTTAAATATGTATTTAAGTTTTGATATTTTCCTAAAGTTTTCTCTTCGTTTAAATAAAAGGGTCCACTACCTTGTAAAATATCGCTTTTATTAAATGTTCTTATAAATTTAAATAGCATAGGTAATAAAAATAGCGCTAACACTAATACTAGTAATATGAAAAATAATATATAAACCGAGGAAGGTGTTAATCTAATATCGTTATTTATTTCATCTGTTAAAATAACAATTAAGCAAGGAATAAAAAATACAACATTTTTAAATATGCATAAAAAATATTTGGCATAACTTTTTATTAATTCTGTGTATGCGGGGGGTGCTCCCTTTGTTTCAATATCACAATAGAGTGATCCGGATGATGTTTCTATAGAAAATAGCTTAGCTATTATTGTTAATACTGTTAAAACTATTAATAATAGTAATATATTTTTTGTAATGTTAAAAACATTGTTATTAACTTTGTGCAAATAGAAGGTATAGTTTAATATGAATAATGGTATGCTAATTATTAACACTAAGTAAAAAATATATTTTATTATGTTAAATAATGGAGTTGTTACTGTGGATTTTAAGTTTGGTTTATTTATAGTTGCTGATTTTTTGGTTGCATCTATATCAATAATATTTCTTGATTTTTTATTATAAATATCATCATATGCTGTATCACTATTGTATTTGGTTGTATCCCTCTTTCCGGGCTTATTCCAAGGTGTATGATTTCTATAAACAAAAAAAAGGAAACAATATATACTAAATGCTATTAACAATATAGTAACTAAAATCTCATATTTACTATTTTTAATAGCAAAAAGATTTTGCTTCTCATTTAAATAATAAAACAAGCATAATATTATTATAAGTACTATGCTAATAAAATAAGTATAATATTTATGTGGATTATCTTTTATTGCAAATCCATTAACTGTTTTGTCTAGTATTCTTATAAAAATAGTGCTTAAAAATTTAAAAAATTCACCTATTTTTTTACCACTAGAATTCAATTGCTCTTTAATTTTTGTACCATTAGATGACATAATAATATAATATAATATAATATAAAACAATATAATATTATAACTGCTAACTACTAATTATTCGAAAACTATTTAAATAGCGTTATAAATTTTCACAAGCTGTTTTTCTACCATGGCAGTCTCTGCATAATGCTTCCAAATTATCTATAGCGTTTGAACCTCCGTATTCAAGTTTAATAACATGGTCTACCTCAAACCACGCGGGTAATTGTTTTTTACATTGCTTACAATGCCAATTTTGAGATGCCGCTACATATTTCTTTTTTGTTTCACTTACGCTTCGCTTAGTAGAAGTATTTCCGGAATATAAAATCTTTTGTTGCTGTTTTGATAAATTTTGATTTTGATTTTGATTTGAAAACGTTACTGATTTGCGAATATTAGGATTGTTGTATACGTTATAGTTATTATTTAATTCTTTTGATATAGAGCTTGACGTGAAATCAATAATTGGAGTAATAATACTTGCAGTATTTCTATCAATAGGTAAATATTTTATATATCCATTTGAGTTTGTTACAAAGTCTTTATAATTGCGGGGATCCTTTTTAATATATAAATAAATACATAGTCCAACAAAAGCGAAAAAAACCATCTTATAATATTTTTCATATTTTTTTAGTTTACTAAGTAACTTACCTTCAAAATATGTATTGACTAATACAAGAACCGTTATTAATAAAATAAGCAATTCAAGTTTCATAGTATTAGATTAGTATTATTTAATATATAAATATATTATTAGAATTAATAAAACTAACAATACACTTCCAAAAATATATTTGTGCCTATTTTTCTTTTCATCATTCTTTTTAAGTTCTTTTAATTTATAGTTTTCATAATAATTATTTAAAGCATCATAATATGATAGTTCGGGTTTACCTAAATAGCTATTTATTTTATTATGTATAAAATGTGTCCATTTTATAAGTGATTCACGTGAGTCTAAATAAGGTGTTACGGGATATGCGTCTAAAAATCTACTAAATGTATTTCCTATATCAGGTACAGGTATAAATAGTGGCAAATTTGTTATAAAGTCATAATATTTTTTTTTTGTGCTCTCATTTGCGTTTAATGGATATGACAAAGCAATTGTATATAATACAAACCAATAATGAGGACCCCAAATAATAGGGTTAAATATTCCAGTATTAGTCATAATATTTTTTATATTAATATAGATTTTATATTAACAAGTGTTACTAAAATAAAAAATAATATATAAAAACATAATTACATTATAATTAACAATCTATAAATCTATAATGAATACAAAAAAATTCATTTTTTGCAATAATTGCGGTAAGCTAGGTCACTTATTTCACCAATGCAAAGTTCCTATAACAAGTATTGGTATTATTCCAATAAGAATTACAAAAAAAGTAAACCAATTAACAAATACATTAGAAAATGATGTTGAGATTTTCATAATAAAACGTAAAGATACATTATCGTTTGTAGATTTTATGCGTGGAAAATATTCCATAGAAGATAAAAACTATATTACAAATT